CGGCTACGACCCTGGCCCGCAAAGTGGTGTTGCTGGCATTGCACCACCACGTCGGCTTGACTATCAAGTTGAGCGGGCAGGCAATGTGTACCACATCCATAACAGCCTGCCCTACACCGAGCCTGTGCTGTATGGCAACAATCTGCCAGCATCATGGCAAGGGCAGTGGCGATCCAAGAACAATCAAATTACCAAGGGATACCCGGACATCATTGCTCGCGAGATGACCGCATGGGCGCGGCAGCAAGCTGACCGCATCGGGAGGCAAGACTAATGGCAGCTGTCAACCTAAACACCGTTCGCGCCACCATTGAGGCACGATTAACGGCTGAGCTGACCAGCCTCACGACGACATACACTCAAACCGGAACTGTCGTTACGATCAACGCCACTGCGCACGGTTACTACGTCGGCCAGTCGCTGACGTTGGACTACACATCTGGCGGCGGCGTTGACGGCACGTTCACTGTGGTCACCACAGCAACCAACTCTTTTACCGTGACTGCTGCCGGTGCGTTGACAACCAGTGGCAATGTCACAGTGGTTAGCTCGCTGGGCAGCACCTTGCCGGTTGTCTTCCACAACCAGCCGTACATCCCAACGCCCGGTAGCTCATGGGTGCAGTGCCTGGTCAGCTTTGGCAACAACAACTACCTGACCATGGGCGGCACCACTGGCAGCAGCAATAGCGTCATTGGTGCCATCGTGGTCAATATCTTTACCGCTAAGGGCGTTGGCCCTGGCGCTAACTACACAATTGGTAAACGCATCAGAGACCTTTACAATAGACAAGTAGTCAGCGGCGTCCATTTTGACCCGCCCACTGGCCCAGAGGTGGTGGCTGCGCCAGCTCCTGAGGGTTACTTCCAAACACAGGTCAGAATGACCTTTGAAACCTTCGAGGATCTCTAGCCATGGCTTTTTACCGAGGGCAGCAAGGCAGCGTCAAGTTTGACGACGGCGGCGCTACTGGCGTCACCATCACCAGCACTCGCTCATGGTCTCTGACCGTTGAGAAGGAATCACTCGACACCACCGCGCTAGGCGCCACTTATCGCGCTAATGTCGGCGGCCTGATCAGCGGCAGCGGCACCGTCGAGGTGCTTTACACGGCCAGCAGCGCTGATGAGACGAATGCTTTTATCGAGCACGTCAACACTGCCACCGACGAAGGCACAGCCCTGTTTGAGCTGTTCCTCGACGCCGGTGTTGGTGCCAAAAAAATCAGCTTTGACGGTGTCATCACATCTGCTGAATACTCGGCTACCGTTGGCGAAATCGAAGTGATCACGGTCAACTTCGTTACCAACGGCGCCATTACCCTGGACATCTGATCATGGCTTTTTATCGCGGGCAACAGGGCACTGTCTTTTTTGACAAGGCTGGTAGCGGCGGCCTGTCTGAGATTGCTGCGGTCCGGTCTTGGACCATGACCGTCGAGAAGGAATCGCTTGACGTGACCGACCACGGAGACACCTACCGTGCCAACGTGGGTGGCTTGATCAGCGGTTCTGGCACCATTGAGCTGATGTATGACGCCCCAGGTTCTGGCGACAAGCTGGACCTGATCAAGGACGTCAATCAAGCCACCGATGAAGCTGATGCAGCATTTGAGCTGTATCTGGACGAAACCGGCGGCAAAAAGATCACCGGCACGCTGGTGGTGACAGGTTCCGAGTATTCCGCTACTGTGGGCGAAATCGAGATCGTCTCGGTTAATTTCGTTACCTCCGGGGCACTGACCCTTAGCATCTAATGCCTGCCGCCCAACGTCCGGTTGACCTGCTCACCGGAGCCTTTGACCTGAATCAAAGGCGCAAGTTTGAAGTGAAGACAGATGCTGGCGACGTGGTGATGGTGCTTTATTTCAAGCCCATCACCCGCGCTGACCGCAAAAAAGCATCTGCATTGACCGGCACTGATGAAGCGCTAGACGTTAGCACGCAACTGCTATGTCAGATTGCTGAGCTTGAAAACGGCACCAAAGCGTTTGCACCGGCTGATGCGGCCAAGCTGCAACGGGAACTGCCTGAGCGCGTCCTGAACGACCTAGAGCTGTTCTTGTTCGGCCTTGGTGATGGCGCAGGATTTGAAGAGGCAAAAAAAGACTAGAGGAAGACTCGTGGTTGTTCTTCGAGTTCTTCCTCGCAACTGAGCTAGGCATGACGGTTAGCCGTTTGCGTACCGAGCTAACCGATGCAGAATTTACGCACTTTGCCGCATACTATGAAGTCAAAGGCAGACGCGAGAAAGCGGAAATGGATAAGGCCCGCCGGCGGTAGACTGCCGCTATAGGGAGGTGTTGCCGTGGCCGTTTCGGTTGTTGATATTCAGGTAAACAGCCAGAGTGCTGTAAGGAATCTTCAGCAGGTTGGCGCAGCATCTAAAGCAGCACAGGCCGGCGTCAGTGGTTTAAAGAATGCTGTAACTGGCCTGCTTGGCGCATTTACGGCTGTCACTGCTGCCAAGTTTGTATTTGCCAAGACGGCAGAACTTGAATCACAAACCCGCAGCCTGCAGGTGCTGACGGGTAGCGCACAGCAAGCAAAGCAAATCATTCAAGAGCTGCAGCAGCTTGGTGCGGTAACGCCATTTACCAGCACTGAACTGATTGATGCAGCCAAGCGTCTGCAGGCTTTTGGCGTGCAGGCCAACAATGTTGTAGAAACCACCCGCAGGCTGGCCGACGCATCAGGTGCAACTGGTGCTGAGCTGCAGGGCTTGGTGACCGCCTACGGTCAGGTCCAAGCCAAGGGCAGGCTGCAAGGCGAAGAGCTGCTGCAGTTCCAAGAACGTGGCATCGCGCTGCAGGAAGAGCTGCGCAAGATGTATGGGATGACCGGTGAGGAGTTCCAAAAGGCTCTAAGTAAAGGTCAGATCAGTGCTAAGGCTGTTGAGGTAGCACTGCAGCGGCTGACCAGCACCGGCGGCAAATACGCCAATGGTGCTATTGCGCAGAGCGATACGCTAAATGGCAAACTCAGCACCTTGCAAGATGGCGTCGAGGCGCTAGCTCGACGGATTGGCACAGCGCTTACCCCAGCGCTAAAGGCCATTTTCAATCAAGCGATCGCAGTTGTTGATGCGATCAATGCTGCATTGTCTGCCGGCAGGGGGGGCGGCTTTACGAGGAGCGTTGCAGGCGCCCGTCAGTTTTTGAATATCGGCGCCACATCGCAAGCAGTCGACAATATCGCCAAAGGTGTTGGTCAGGTTGGCTCGCAACGCAACAAGACAGGCATTCAGCAGAACCTGCAAGCATTGCAGCAATATCAGCGCCTGCTGCAAAGCGTTGGCCCAAATGATCCAAATGCAAATCGCGCTGTTCAGCTACAGGGCACAATTTTGCAAAAGATAAATCAGAATCTTGCGGCTCAAAAACAACTGCAGGCAGGTGCAAAACAAACTGATAAATTATTTACCGCTCCGCCATTAGGTGCTGGCACAGGCGGCGCCGCAAAGGGTGGTGGCGGCAAGTCTGCTGACAAGCAAGCTAAAGAAATCAAAGACATCACAGCGCAAGAGCTTGAGTTGCGGTTGCGGCTTGGTATTGCTCAGCGCACCCAGAACGAGCAGCAAGAGGCTTACTACAATAAGCAACTTGCAATTCTGCAGGCCAGTCAGCAGGAGATGGGGCCTAATGAACGCAAGGCGGCAATCTTTGAAGCAGTGGTGCAATATGCAGAGCGGCTGCGCACGATTGAAGATCAGCGCAACAAGGAAACGCTGCCTGAATACATCACCAAACTGACAACCGCAGCATCTGGCTATGCCTCAGTGCTGGAATACTCCAAGCAGCTAACTGAAGAACAAAAACGACAGCAGGCACTAGCTGACGGGATTAGCAACACGGTTGGCCAAGGGATGACATCTGCCTTTAGTGCATTGATTCAAGGCAGCCAAGATTTCAATAGCAGCCTGCGGCAGATTGCATCTGGCGTGTTGATCGACATTGCTAACCAACTCCTGCAAGTATTTGTCATCCAAAAAGCCATCAATGCAATTAGCGGTTTGTTTGGCGGCAATCGCGGTGGCTTTGCATCAGGTGCCAGCTTCAACCCCGGCGCCTTCGGCATGGCATCAATCGTTCCTGGTCTAAGCGGCGTCGGCAATTTCTTTGGTGGCGCTAGAGCCAACGGCGGCAGCGTGATGGGCGGCAAAGGCTACCTCGTTGGCGAGCGGGGTCCTGAGCTGTTCATGCCAGGCCGCAGCGGCGGCATTGCACCAACCGGCAGCTTTGGTGGCGGCGTTAATGTGGTAGTCAACGTAGACGCAGGCGGCACCAGCGTGGAAGGCAACGAGCCGAACGCCAATCAGATGGGTAGGATCATCGGCGCTGCAGTGCAGGCTGAGATCGTCAAGATGCAACGTCCTGGCGGTCTGCTGGCAGGTACACGCTGATGGCTACGTTCCCTGCGATCACGGCAAGCTACGGCGCCGAAAAGCGCAGCGCTCCAACCGTGCGCACCGTGCAGTTTGGCGACGGCTACCAGCAGCGGCTGACCTACGGGCTAAACCAAAACCCTAAGGAGTGGTCCCTGACCTGGAACAACATCAGCGAGGCCAATGCGGATACTATTGAAGCCTTCCTTGATGCTCGCGCTGCTGATAGCGCTTCCTTTGACTGGACGCCGCCTGATGAGGTGACAGCATACAAATGGATTTGCCCATCATGGAGCAAGTCCATAACGTACGCAGGTCGGGCGACCATCAGCGCCACATTTCAGCAAGTGTTTGAGCCCTAATGGCATACGCAGCTTGGGCTAGCAGCACCGCCTACAGCGTTGGCGCAATTGTCCGTGCAACGTCCGTACAGGCCACAGGGCTTGTCTTTCGCTGCACTGTTGCAGGCACATCAGCTAGCACACAGCCTGCCTGGCCTACCGATATCGGCAGCACCATTGCAGATGGCACGGTCACATGGGCAGCGATTAGCAGCGTCTACGAAGAACTGTCGGTACTGGCGCCGAATGCCATCATCGAGCTGTTTGAGCTGCAGCTTGACAACACGCTGCATGGTGCAAGCACGACGTACTACTGGCATAACGGCGTCAATGCCAACGTGACTGGCAACATCGTTTTCAACAGCAATACCTACGTCAGGCTTCCGGTCAAGGCGGAGGGTTTTGACTACAGCAACACTGGCAGCCTGCCACGGCCAACGCTGACGATCAGCAACCTAACTGGTGATATCACAGCAATTCTGCTGCTGGTCAATGCGACGACGCCCGGCAATGACCTTGGTGGCGCCACTGTCCGTAGGATCCGCACGCTAAAGAAGTTCCTAGACGGCGAGACCAATGCAGACCCCAATGCACGGTTTCCGACAGAGATTTGGTACGTGGACCGAAAGTCCAGCGAGAACCGCGATCTGGTGCAATTTGAGCTGGCCAGTAAGTTTGACCTTGCAGGCGTGATGCTGCCAAGGCGTCAGATCATTGCCAACGTGTGCCAGTGGCAGTACAGATCGGCAGAATGCGGCTACACCGGCAGCAACTACTGGAATGTCAATGATCAGGTGGTCGGCACCTTGGCGCAAGATGTATGCGGTAAGCGGCTTGGTAGCTGCCGATTGCGGTTTGGCTCCACTGCAGAGCTGCCGTTCGGCTCATTCCCTGGCGCTGGTCTGACGCAATGAAGCTAGGCACAACGTTGCAAACCGAGATCCTCGCCTACGCGCAGGCATGTGACCCCAAGGAAATGTGCGGGGTTGTTCATGTGGTCAAGGGCCGGAAGCGGTTTTACGCCTGCAGCAACATCGCCGCAACGCCTGATGAGCACTTCGTGTTGGACCCTGCTGACTATGCAGCGGCTGAAGATTTGGGCGAGGTCGTGGCGATCGTTCACAGCCATCCTGTTACCAAGCCTGAGCCGTCAGATGCGGACCGTATCGGTTGCAATAGCAGCGGCCTGCCATGGGTGATCGTCAACCCCAAGACTGAGGAATGGGGCCAGTGCGAGCCGTCTGACTTTGAGCTGCCATATGTCGGGCGTGAGTTTGTCTTTGGCGTGGTGGATTGCTACAGCCTGTGCCGTGACTGGTATCAGCGTGAATGGGGTTTGGAGCTGGCTGACTTCCCGAGGCGTGATGGTTTCTGGGAGCGTGGTGAAAACCTGTACGTCGATGGGTACAAGTCCCAAGGCTTCCGGCGTGTGCCGTTTGATGAGTTGCAGTACGGCGACGCGATCTTGATGCAGCTTGGCGCTGACCTGCCTAATCACGGCGCCATCTACCTGGGCGATCAGCAGATTTTGCATCATGTGCAGGGGCGGCTATCTAGTCGGGACGTGTACGGCGGCTACTATGTAAAGAGCACTGCCATGGTCCTGCGGCATGAAAGTCGTTAAGGTCTACGGCGCCCTCCGCAAGTTCCTAGGTGGCCGCTGCCGTTTCGAGTTTGAAGTAGACACACCAGCGCAAGCAATCAAGGCGTTGTGTGTGAACTTTCCTGATCTTGAGCAGTGGCTGATTAAAAGCGATTGGGGTTATCGCGTCACGGTTGGCAAGGAGCGCATCGGGCCAGAAAATGCAGAGCTGGTCTGCCTGCCTTGGTCAGAGCGTGAGGTGTTCAGCATTGCCCCGGTGATCGCAGGTGCTGGTCAAGGTGTCGGGCAGGTTTTTGCAGGCATCGGTCTTGTCTTGGCTGCCATTGTCCTTGGCCCTGCGGCTGGAGGTTTTCTAGGCTTGGGTGCAGGATTGGCTGGGGCTGGAGCCGGAATTATTGGTGGTGCTGCAGCCACGGCAATTGGCGGACTTGGTGCTGCGCTGTTACTTGGCGGCATCTCGCAGATGATTTCGCCGCAACCCAACATGTCGCCGTTAGTGCGCGGCAAGGAAGCAGCCAGGCTTGAGAGCTTCAGCTTCAGCGGCATCAACAACACCAGCCAGCAGGGATTGCCGGTTCCGATTGCTTATGGTCGGGTCTTTGCTGGCTCAGCAGTCCTAAGCGCTGGCCTTGACGTTGATCAACTGAAATGACACAGATCCAAGGTGCTGGTGGCGGTGGCGGTGGCGGTGGCGGTGGCTGCTTCCCTGGATACACGCTTGTCGATATCCCTGGCGGGCAGTGCCGCATTGATGAGCTGAAGCCCGGTGACATCGTTCTGAGCTTTGACGATCAAGGGCAGATCCTGCCTGCCAAGATCCTCAAGCTGCATGTCCACGACAGCGAACCGATCACCCGTTACAGCTACTGGGGTGGCAAACATCTTGATGCAACGCCTAATCACTGGGTACTCAACCAGTTCAATGCGTTTGTTTGCATTGACACGCTGGGGCCTGATGACTGCCTGATTGACGGTCTAGGGCACCTGCGGCCCATCATCGCCAAGCAACCGCTAGAGCCTGGCACGGTTTACAACCTGACCGTTGAAGGCCAGCACACCTTCATTGCGGGCAACATTCGCGTCCACAACGCTGGCCTGGGTGCTACGATCGCTGGTGCAGGCGGTGGTGGCGGTGGCGGTGGCAAAGGTGGTGGTGGCACGACGCATGTACCAACGGAGGCCGATGACTCGCTGCAATCGGTCCAATACGGCAGTGTTCTTGACCTGATCAGCGAAGGCGAAATCCAAGGCATTGAGAACGGCGTTAAGGGCATCTACCTGGACGGCACACCGATTCAAAGCAGCAGCGGCATTGATAACTTCACTGGCTACACCGTTGTCACCCGCAACGGAACGCAGAATCAGGCATACATCCCTAACACCGAAGGCACGCAGTCTGAAAAGTCCGTCAACGTTGAGGTCACAAATGCTGCATCTGTAACCCGTACCGTCACGGATACCGATGTTGACCGTGTGCGCGTCACGGTGCAGCTACCAGCGCTGCAGATCATTGAAGACGACGGCGACATCATCGGCCATAGCGTCAGCATTGGCGTTTACATCCAATACAACGGTGGCGGCTTTACCAAGCTATTTGATGACACCATTAGCGGCAAGACCACCAATAGCTATCAGCGTGACTATATAGTCAGCCTATCGGGTGCGTTCCCTGTTGATATCCGTGTTGTCCGCAACAGTGCTGATGAGACCAGCGCCCGCAGGCAAAACCGCACTTACTTCAGCAGCTACACCGAGATCATTGACGAAAAGCTGCGTTATCCCAATAGCGCACTGACTTTCCTGCGGTTTGACTCGCGGCAGTTTGACACGGTGCCAGCGCGTAAGTATCTGGTGCGTGGCATCAAGGTGCAGCTACCCAGCAACGCCACCGTTGATACGACAACCTACCCAGGGCGCGTTACCTACTCAGGCGTCTGGGACGGCACGTTTGGCGCTGCTACATGGTGCGCAGACCCAGCTTGGTGCTTGTGGGACTTGATGACCAGTACGCGGTACGGCGCAGGCATTCCAACCAGCAGCCTTGACCGTTACGACTTTTTCGCCATCAGCCAATACTGCAACACGCTGGTCAGCAACGGACGCGGCGGCCTGGAGCCACGGTTCAGTTGCAACATGCTGATCAACAGCCGTGATGAGGTCTACAACGTCATCCAAGAGTTTGTCGCCCTGTTTCGTGGCATTGCCTACTACGGCGCCGGGTCGATGGTGGTGTTGCAGGACAAGCCTGCAGATCCGCAGTACCTGTTGACACCTGCCAATGTCGTTGATGGGCTGTTCAGCTACAGCGGCAGCGCACAGAAGGCACGGCACACCACCGCAACGATTGCATACCAGACCTACCAGCAGCTTGGTGAGGTCACTTATGAATATGTCGAGCTGGCAGATGCGGTTGCCAAATACGGCATCATCAATAAGGACATCAAGGCCATTGGCTGCTACTCGCAGGGCCAGGCGCACCGCTTGGGCAAGTGGGCGTTGCTGTCTGAGCAGAACCTGACTGAGACCGTCACATTTTCGGTGTCGCTTGATAGTGGCATCGTCCTGCGGCCTGGAATGGTGATTGACATTGCCGACCCGATGAAGGCTGGTAGCAGGCAGGGCGGCAGGATCAGCGCAGCAACGACGACGACCGTAACGCTTGATTCTGCTCCCACCTTGGGAGGAAGCCCAACCATCAGCGTGCTGCTGCCTACGGGCTTGGTCGAAACGCGCAGCATCAGCGGTTTAGCGGGCAGTGTGGTCACTGTCAGCAGTGCATTCAGCGAATCTCCTAATCCGCAGAGCATTTGGATTATCCAAAGCACCGGCACGCAGACGCAGCAGTTCCGTGTTATCACGGTTGCCGAGGGTGAAGATGGCATCTACGGCATCACGGCGCTGTCATATAACGCCAGCATCTATGCCGCGATTGAATCGAACCTAAAGCTGTCGTTCCGTGATGTAGGCGATGGCGGCCTGACCGATCCGAACACCATCCCGCAGGAACCAATCGTTGAACCTGCACCTGATCCGCCGAGCAGCATTGATGGCACTGAGCACCTGTACGTTGACGGTTCCAACGTGCTCACTGCTTTTGAGCTGAGCTGGATTGAGCCAACCGTCAGGATTGTTGCCAACCGCGCCATCAAGGCGGTCAACTATCGGTTGCAGTACAAGATTGACAATGACAACTGGCGGCAACTGGAGACGACATCACCGTCGATCCGGCTGACTGGGTTGCGTGCTGGGACGCTGTACGTCCAAATCGTCAGCATTGGCCTTACCGGACGGATCAGCTCCACCGCAACGGCACAGTTTGCGCTGATCGGCAAGACGGCATCTCCCGGCAACGTGCAAAACTTGACGATTGAGGCCATTAGCGCCAACAGCGCCCGGCTGCGGTGGGATGCAACGGTTGATCTAGACGTGAAGGTGGCTGGCCGTGTTCACATCAGGCACACCAACCTTACGAATGGCACCGGCACATGGAGCAACAGCGTTGACCTGATTCCTGCGATCGCAGGCCATAACACCGAAGCAATTGTGCCGCTGGTCGAGGGTGAGATCCTGGTCAAGTTCGAGGATGACGGCGGCCGACAGTCTGCAGCAGAAACCAGTGTCATCGTTGACTTTCCTGATGCGCTTGGACGGCTGCTGGTGCAGTCAAGGCGTGAGGATGCGGATGTGCCGCCATTCCAGGGCAACAAGACGGATGTGTTCTACAACGAGGACTATGACGCCCTCACCCTTGACGGGGATGAGGAGATTGATGACGTGGTGGACTTTGACCTGCTGCCGGTGATGGACTTCATCGGTGACACGGTTGGGACAGGCACTTATGAGTTCAATGCAACCTTGGACCTCGGCGCTTCGTATTCGGTTGACCTGACTAGGTTCTTTGTCACTCGCGGATTTTTCCCTAGCGACCTGATCGACAGCCGTAATGGCTTGGTTGATGACTGGTCTGATTGGGACGGCGGTGTGGTCGATTCGGTCAATAGCAAGCTGTACCTCCGGCGTACCAGCGACAACCCAAGCGGCACGCCAACCTGGACAAGCTGGCAGGAGTTCGTCAATGGCACCTTCCTTGGCCGTGGCTTCCAGTTCAAGGCAGAGCTGACTAGCAATGACCCAGCAGAGAACATCTTGATTGATGAACTGGGCTATGAGGCAACGTTCCAGCGCAGGACTGAGCAATCGGTTGGAGCGATCGCCAGTACGGCAGGCACCAAGTCCATCACGTTTGACAAAGCGTTCTTTACCGGCACTGCCAGCCTCGGCGGCATCAATGCTTACCTGCCCAGCGTCGGCATTGTGGCCCAGAACCTTGCAACAGGTGATTACTTCAACGTCACCAACGTGACCAGCGCAGGCTTTGATGTCACCTTCAGGAACAGTAGTGGCACCGCAGTTGACAGGAACTTCCTGTGGAGTGCAGTCGGATTTGGCAAGGGCGTTTAAAGTGTAGACACTGCCTGTCTTGTAAGTTGTGGCTCAACACGATTACGTCATCGCGAACGGCACTGGTGCTGCTGTCCGCTCTGACCTGAACAACGCGCTGGCCGCCATCGTCAGCAACAACAGCGGCGCGACAGAGCCAGCAACCATGTATGCCTACCAGTGGTGGGCTGATACCAGTACCGGGCTGCTCAAGCTACGCAATGCTGCCAACAACGCTTGGATCACGCTGAGAGAGCTGGATGGCACGCTAACCATTGAGGCAGGTACGGTCTCGGCCCCTGGCTTGGCGTTCGCGTCGGACCTGAACACCGGCATCTATTCACCCGGCGCTGACCAAGTAGCGATAACCACCAACGGCGTCGAGCGCGTCGAATGGGGGACCACCGAGGTGGTGTTTAACGATGGTGGCACCAACTACGACTTTCGCATCGAGGGCGACACTGTTGATAGCTTGTTCTTCGTTGATGCCTCAACGGATCGGGTAGGTCTGGGGACTAGTAGCCCCAGTGCGTTATTTCATGTTGCACAAGACAGTTCCGATGGAACCCAGGCGCGAATTACTGGCGCCACAAATCAAAACTATCAGCTTCGCTGGGGATTTGACACGACAAATCTTGTCGGTCGCATCCAATCAATTCATGTGGGGACAGCTTACAGGGCCCTTGCTCTTAACCCTGACGGAGGCAACGTAGGGATTGGCACTCAGACGCCTGGGTATACGCTTGATGTCAGCGGGCAAGCAAACATTAAACCCGCCGCTGGTTATAACGCACTATTCCAGCAAGCCTCAACTTCGTTAAGAATTAATTATCTGAATGATGCTGCTTCCGCAAATGTTTCAGCAGCGTATAGAGCCACTGATTTTAGTTGGCAAAAAGGTGACGGCTCTGAGATTGGTCGGTTTGATAGTTCAGGTCGTTTTTTAGTTGGCACGTCTACTGCGCGTGGCACTGGCTTGGTTCAATCCTCCTATGCGGGAGGCGCGGCAATGACGCTGATGGCCAACACCAACAGCGCAGCAGAAGCTGAGTTGCATTTCTGCAAAAGCCGTGGAAGTGGATCCGGCGATTTTACGGTTGTTCAGAGCGGAGACTTTCTCGGAAGTATTTATTTCCGTGGGGCGGATGGTTCTGTTGACAGAAACGGTGCCGCTATTAGTGCAGTCGTTGATGGAACACCAGGAAGCGGTGACCTCCCAACTAGATTAACGTTCTCCACTACCGCCGACGGAGCGAGCAGCCCGACGGAGCGGATGAGGATTACAAGCGGCGGAACCGTAAGCATCACAGGAAATCAAGCTGGTCTTTTTAAACTTTACGTTTCCAATCAAGCAAGCACATCTACTGATGGATGTATTGAAACCGA